GGTGAGCGTGTTGATCATTATGATGTTGCCGCCGAATGTGCCGACCAAGCCGACAGGGAATTTGGTAAAGTTGCCTGTGAATGTGTCCACAGTGGCGCTGTGATAAAAGTTTTGACTTGTGCCGGTCCAGTAATAAACACGGTTCTTATGAGCGTGAACGCCGGTCAGCGTGTTGGCATTGACGCTATCTGACAGTGTAATTGACAAATCAGACGCGCTTGAGCCATCCCATGAGAAAGGCACATTGGCCCCAGACGGCACCACCACAGTCACATTGTTGAACTCAATATGCTCTGCCCGGCCATTCGCCAAGCCAGTTTTCTTGCTTACCGCTGTCCCGCTGTCGATCTGGTAAAATGTACCGTTTGATCCAATCGCCAACAACTGCCGGTTTGCGCCAGCATTATGCTCAATCAGCGTTTCAACATTGCCGGTGCCAACGCCAGTGCAGAATGACGTATAGCCATCGCGCAGCGTTACTTTCTCCACAGTTGGGAAAAAGTTGGACATAATCAGCGCATCCGTTGGCGGCATGGCATCAATGCTGTCACGGCTATTCAGACCGCCCACCGGGGCTGGCACAGAGGCTGCTTTGGCGCGATAGCCCCTAGATGATGGAAGTGCCTGTAACATCAGCCGCCATATCCGCTATCAGGTAAATTGTATGAATATGGATCGACCAGGTACTTCCTGGCGTCATCCATAGTGATAATCGGCGCACCACCTGACCGGCTGATAGCCTGGCGCAGTTCTAACTGGTACTGCCTGAAATCCTCATCATATGCTAGGCCGTGGCTCTGCTTGAAACGCCATGTAACGCCCATTTCTATGAGTGCCTCATCGAGTATGCCAACGTCTGTATCAGCCGCCATAGCGGCCTGTGAGGTGCCGCCACTGGTCTGATTCCAATGGCTTGAGATATATTCAAAGCCTATCGACTCTGTTGCTGTTGGCGTAGGCGTCAAATCAAAGCGCAACGCATTGCTGCTTGGCTTGAGCCTGAAGCGTTCAACAACGCCGCCAGTAGTCGTGCCAAACCTATCAGCCTGGTATTGCTGTGGTGTAATCGGGCCTGCCAACTGGTTCAAATCTGTTCTGTTGTAGGCTGTTCCTGATACAAAGCGGTCAAAGTCTGTCGGCAGCGCATAGTTCTGTGTACCGTTGGCCGTGTTGAAAGTGTGTTCTTTCGACAGTATTGGCCAGTTGGTGGCACGCATAAGCTGCTTGCCCTCACGGTTGATGAACACCAAAAGTTGCCTAGCAATCGGGTCAGTATTACCGACCACAGTTGAAGGTCGTTCAAACCCAGTGTAGTCAGCTACCGTCTGCGCTATCGTCAACAGGCTCATTGGTTTTCTCTTTTACTGCTTTGAGGGTTTCGGTCGTTACAATTACTTCCTCGACCAGATCGGCCTTTTGCTTGTCGGCTGTGACTTGCAGCTTGGCAATCTTGGCCAGTTCAACGTATGGCTCACCAATATTTCGCAATGTCGTTTCTTCAGCCGCTGCCAAGGCTTCAACTGTCTCAATGTTGTGCAGTTCCAACTCACAGCGGCGCGGCTCTGTCATGCCAGGCAGGCTGGTCAGCGCTTTGCCTTTTGGCCTTTTCTTTTTCGCCTTTTTCTTGTAAGCGGCCCATTCTTCTGGAAAGCGTGCAATATCTTCTGGCCGCACCGGGCCTTCCCAAACATCGCGCATATTGGCAATAGTGATGCGGCAAAAATCTTTTTTCTCGCCGTTAAGTTCGCGTGCAAAAAAACTGCCTTTGACAGACATGGTAGAACTCCCGATTGTTTGAATTAAGTTGGGGGCAAGACCAATGCCCTGCCCCCAGTGTTTTATAGTGGGAACATACAGATAATTTCTTTGTCTGAAATATCCCCGGCAATCGCGCATACGTTGCTTGTAACGTCTGCCGTGACATCGAGCGTACCATCTGCCGCGCCGGTTGGTGTCAACGGATCACCGTCAGCACCAGCGGTCAACGCAATGGTCAAGGTTGCTGCGCCAGTTACCTGGAACCAACCATATTGCCCATCTGTCATTACTGCCTGAATTACACCCGCGCCGATCTCAACGGAATCGGACAGATCGCTAGTAACTTGAAAGTTTTTATAGCCATCTAAAGTGTAATAATAGGCGACCTCACCAGCGACAGCCGCTGCACCAGCAGAACCAGTATCATATTGAAGATACTTGTAAATGCGTGTGCCATTGGTGTCGTCAATGATTGCACCAAGCTGACCCAGTTGGAACTCTGGGGTGTCAGATACGGATGTGGGGTCAATCCCCATTACTGCTGCAATAGCCATAACAGTTCCCCTTTCCTATGTGTGGATCACGCCCTGGAGAGCGCGGTTTGAACAAGTCAGATTTCCTGACCAGAACATCGTTACCTTCGCCTTGGCTCGTTAGGCCAAAACCGCCTTGCGGCTGCTTATGCTTTCACATAAGTCGAGACTATATCATCACCCTGCATCAGCAGGGGCTGTGCGCTTCGGGTCACTTGACCCTACTCCCTTGCGGGATAGTCGTTGCACCTTCCTCAAATTGAGGCTTGGATCAGGATTGCCCACGCCATGATGCGTTTGGGTATCCCCTGAGTTCACACAGTTCTTCATGTGCAGATTACTCTGCAATGGCCCTAGTGGTATGTATAAGGCGTTACCATAGCGTCTTGGTTGACAGACATTTTTGCTTCACCCGGAACGAAATCCCTCGATGCTGCTACCTCAAGACGGAGATAGTCAGTATTCAGGAAATACATTCTGTTGGTGTTGCAAGCCGAATCAAACACAACGTCTGAGTTCAGGTATTGAACTGACGTAAAGCCTGATCTAGCCAAGTCATCTGAAGTGATCCTCTGGATAGCCTGAAGGCTCCCCAGAAATGCTTTATCGTTTATCTTCAATCAGGGTCGCTAACCCTAACCCGCCTTTCGGCTGCCCTGTCTTTCGATCAGGGGCGAGACTATATCATCACCCCATCGGGGTGCTGTGCGCTTCGAGCCGCTTGGCCCTACTCCATAAAGGATAGTCGTTGAACCTTCCTCGTTACTGAGGCTTGGCTGCTGATTACCATATCTTTCAACTTAGGCTTCCCAGCAATTCACACAGTTTGCAATGCAGATTGCTCTGCAATGGCCCTAGTGCATTAAGGCATTTGTGCCAGCCATGACAAGATCAGGGCTGTCAGCGCCACGAACAAGCGACAGATAAATAGTATTCATATCTGATTGCACGTTAGCGACTGAGAAAGCACTCGATGTTGCAGTGGTCTGTTGGTTTTGCCAGAAAGTGTAAGTTGATGAGTTAATCCCGCCAACGGTTCCTGTTCCGGCATCTGCTACGATTAGCTGCAAGCCACCAACCTCTTTGCCACTGCTTCCTGTCCCATCAGAATATAAACTGACGCTGAGACTGTTCATAAGTGACTTTTCAAGCACGTTGATGCGTGCCTCAAGCAGATTGATGATGGCCTCTGTGCCAGAGTTTTTGACTTGCTCTAGGCCAGAGATGGTGACGTTACCGGCAAGCTGCTTATAGTCAAAGACGGCAGCAGACAGAACGTCTGATGGTGAGACATCGAGTGTCTCATAGCCTGAATAGAACTGCACAGTTCCATTGTCGGCATACTCAAGTTCACGGACAATATCGCGTCCTGTTACAGACGTTTGATTGCCATTCTCGCGCAAGCGCCGCAACAGTGCGTTGTGGTTGCTCACGTTATCTGAAAGCGTCCGGCTCCTGTTTCGCAGGGTAGTCGTGACGATTTCTGAAAGATTAGGACTAGCCATTTACTAGCTCCTTCCATTCTCCAGTTGTCGGATTGACGCATTGATTGTGTCACGAATAGACGCATTGGCTGGTAGCGCTGGCGCGGCTGGTGTTGCACTGCCTCTGACTTTTGACCTTGCTGCTTTTTTCGCTTTTTTGACCGCCTCTGTTTTCACACTGTCTTGCGACTGTGCTGCGGCCATTGCCTTGACTTGCTCTTGACGCAGTTCTGGATCGGCATAGACCGCCATCTCATACGCTGTGTTCAAGTCCTTGGCATTTTGGGCACTGATGAGCGTTCCCATCACGCCGCGCACTCTTTCAAAGTGCGGGTGCTTGAGATTGCCGTTTGCATCAGTTTCTGCTGCGAATTGGTCAATCAGAGACTGCGTGCTGGCCTCGACCTGGCTTTGCTGCTGTGTCTGTTGATTCTGTATAAAGCCGGTTAGCTGGGCAACTTGTTGCTGCAACTGCTTTACTTGCGGGTCTGCATATTCATCCTCAAGTGCTGGGTCGTTGCCGACTGCACCCACATCCACGCCATACTGGTTTGCAAGCCAGTTGATAGCGTTTTGAGGGTCTTTTCGCAGATAGTCATGGGCGGCAAGCAGTTGTCTGACCGCTGCCACCTCATCCATACCAGCACGCTCAAAGTCTGCTTTGTGCGGCTGCATGATTTCATCAAACGCTTCCTGTCGCTTGCGATATTGCGCCAAGGCTTGCGTTTTCTTTGTGTAGTCGCCTTCAAGGTCTTTATAGCGCTCCATGAACATATGCTGTGCAGCAGGCTCTAGCGCTTCAAACTTTCCGGCAAAATCTTTTGGCCAATGGTTAGGCGCGGCCAGCGCCTCTAGTTCAGCGGGTTCATCTTCTTCAGCTTCCGCTTCATCCGGCTCATCAACCTCTGCATCCGGCTCATCAGGCTGTTCATCTGGCTCTGGAGCCTCTGGTAAGGTATCAGTCTCCTCAACCTCATCGGCTTCACCTTCAAATGACTGGAGTGTTTTTGCCAGTGTTTCAGCTACGGTTTCGGGCCTTGCTGGCTCCGCTGCTGGGGTCGTTGCCTCAACTTCAGGAGTGCTATCAAGCTGCATTTGTTCTGTCCTTTAACTAAGTAAGTGGTTTTGCTCGTTGCCGACCTCGACAAAGTTGTTGCGCCGCAGGAACTCGCGGTGCTGTGACCGGCTGGTGATCCAGCCGCGATCCTTCATGTTCTGATAGGGTTCAATGTCCCTCATAATGGAAACGCCGCCCTTGGGGGCGGCGCTTTCTTTGGGAACGATCTTGCCGTCCCGGTATACATATGTGGTCATCGCATCAGCATCCCTGCCGCCATCTGGCGCATCTGTGCGTCCATTTTGCGGCGCGGCTTTTGAAAC